CATAATTTCAAACTCAGCAGCATTTCAAACAAATCAATCTAACCTAAACTTACAACCATTCATCATTATGTTTCCAAACTGCGATCATAATAAGAGATTTCCCTTATTTGATAATATTATTTATACAGATAATATCTGATCTGTTCATACCTTATTATCCACTATTTATTGTATCGTTTCTTATAACGATCAACAATGTGCTTTTTACTCTTGAATTTAATTCCAAAGTAGTCTATTAGCTCAGATAAACATTCATTTTCTAATATTTCTTGTGGTTTTTCGTACCAATCAGCCATATTACCGAAATCTTCTTGAAATTGATTTAGAAATTTATCCCATACAGTATTATCATATTGATACTCAAGTTTATTTGAGTATTCAACATAATTAAATATATCAGTGTCAGGTAGCTCATAATCAAAGTCAAAAGTTCCATACTCAGTGTCCATAGCACTTTCATTCATAACTTCCATGACATCATCTAGAAAGTCCATTTCTGTCACTAAGTCTGCAAGAATACTACCAATTGATTCTATGTTAGGTAACTTAAACTCTATCTCAGGTTCTTCTACAATCTCTTCAACATCTTTGAGTAATATATTATGATCAGGTTTAATTCTTTTTAATCTTAACATTCTCTTCTTTATTGATTCTGCAAAATCTTCAAAGTCAGATCTATTACCACTGAAATAAACCTCATCAATCAGATTTAGAGCATCTTCAAATTCCATTGGTTTATTACACAACCAATGATTGATGAATTTGCTTTCATAATTCACATCATTAATCACTTCATCATTGAATCTTGCATTAAATCTAATATTCTCTATATTTTTCCCATTTATATTTGATGAAATATATATATCACCTGTCTTGTGTCTGCCTATTCTAATGTTTAAGTTATGTGGATGACTTATATACAAACCATCCAATACTTCAACTGGAGCTCCTTTATCCCCTCTACACACTGTGAAGCTAATATTATTTGCTCTTAGTGTAACATCAGATAATTGCCTTGAATCTTCTTTTATTCCAAGTTTCAATAATAATTTTATTATTTGGAATGAATCTTTTATGAAATTTTCATGAGACTTGCATGTTATCTTAATTAATACATCATTCTTAACAACTATTCTGTAATAATTCGAACCAATCATCACTGAAATTGTACCATAACCAGTGTAAGATGAACTTTTGTTATCAAACCTTTGCTCTTGATCATACCACAATAGCTGCCCAAAATTGAACATTTTAAGCATATCAAAAACTTCTAGAGAAGTTTTCCGACTAAGATTTTGATCGCAATATGGAATCAATTTAGTTATCAAGCATAATGAATGGAACTTTGTTGGAACTCTCATCAGTATATCTTGTGAAGTCATACTAGACAATAGTGTTGAAACATCATTGAACTGATACTTTAAAATATTGGTATAAGTATCTTCAATTTCATTTAGATTCTTCAATCGGTACAAACAAGTCTCTAATCTATTAAGATTTAAGTTTAAATTACCAGATTCAGAGTCAACATCTTCGCCTAATACGCAAATTTTGGCATCTCTGTAAGTGTCATTTTTCATACTATCTCTTATTTGTGATAAGAATCCCATTTTTCTATTGCCTTTAGTCTGAATCTCAATTCTGTATGGTTTTTCATCTATTGAAGAGATAGTATAATACAATGACATGTCTCCTTCTTTTCCAGTGAGATCCTTAAATCTTTCCAATGTCTTATAATAATCTTCATTCAACCAAATGTAGTTTGATTTATACATATTCCAAGATCTATTTAGGATGAAGCTAGAAACATTTTTGCTCTTTTTGAACCATATGACACGACAACATTCAATAAGAGGCACTTGCGTATCATATGATCTTGATACTGTCGCATTCACTGTGATTGATCTTTTCTTGTTCATATATAATCTTACAAGCAAATTCTTGCTAGTAGAGAATGATTTTACTGATGAATATAAATCTTCACTAAGACATTTAAATTTATTTACTAAATTGAAATCTCTATTCAGTAGATGCCATAAATTACACTTCATCAATTTATCATTATGTCTAATTGTTAAACACGGCGCATTGACAATGTATGATGAAGATCTTATAGCTATCATTGCTGTTTTGAACATGAAACTATCTTGCACACCAGGTGACAGTGCTTTCAGATTCAATCGTAATTTGAGAGAATCCATAGTGTCATTCGGAATGTATAAAAGTTCCGGGTTAGTACTGGTTTTTTCATCAAGATATCTTCTATCAACTTTATTATTCTCTAGAAATTTCAAATATTTCTTATTATTACCTATAGCAAGTTTTATATTGTATTGTTCATCATCAGATGATTTATTTATAATGGCAGTGTTCTTATAGAGATGGTGATATCTGAGTGTTTTATCATTCAATAAATCATTATAGTACAATGTTGCTTCAACACCAAAGTAATAAGAACATTTCCAATCAGAAGGCAAATAATTGTAAAACATAGGATGCTCCTTATTAGATATCATCAAACTCACTGAGCTCCAAACACTTGATGTCTGAGTGAACAACCCAATAGTCATGTAATGATTTATAATGTTTGAAGCTTCAACACAAGAAATATGCTCCAAAGAACAGCCATGTTTTAGAAGATCTTTCAAAAGTGTATAATCTGTATTCATTCTATCCATACAAGATGATTCTGGTCTGATCTCAGTAGAAGCAGAAAACCATTTTATTTTAGGTTCTATCACTGTATTCTTCACATGCCAAAAGGAGTTGAATTCAGTAATATTGACATAACAATTATAAACTGATTTCTCTTCTGAAAGTTTAGCTGAGAACAAAGGGTATGAAGAAACTACTATCTGTGTAAAATAATCCAATAAATTCTTATAATGAGCTAAGGTTTCTTTGTTAGAATCACAGGCGATAGACATCAAAAGGGATAAATCATCTGATGAAACTAATGATGTTACATAGATAGCATCATCCTTGTTTCTTTTCACACCAATGAATAATTCTTTTAACAATTTCACAAGCCATAAAGAGTGTGATGCATGAATAACTGAAGATGTGTAATGTAAAATGCCCTGCATGAAGTTCGATGTATTTTTCAAAAATGGAGTATTTGACTCAACAAGATCATTCCTATCAGTTCTTCCAAGAAATTGGTCTCGTAATTCATTCAATGCGTCAGAGCTCATACTATCAATTTCTGAGCGTTTAATAAAGTCATCAATCAAAGAACTTGGTAATTCTAGTACTTTATCTGTGACTAAGTTGAGAACTGTATTTATAATATTCTTCATTCCACTCCAATCTTTGAAAAATTCCATGTAGAAAGTTGAGAATATGAGCATAATAAAACGTTGACACCATGTAGTGCAATCCCCTGAAATAGTTGATGTTATTGTTGTTGAACTTTTACTTAGTAATTTCTTTACATTATGGTAATGTGCTGGTATTTCTTTATATTTTTCTTTTCCCTTAGTTAAGAATTCATTTGGCAGAATCTCACATATTGATCTAGAAACTCCTTCTACAACTCTGATGCTTATTCTAGAGAATACATTCAGAACAAAGATTTCTCTCACACCTTGAACCTGATTCTTCTTGAATAAATTCACAATTATACCACCCATTTCTATGATTTTATTAACATATTTATCAAAAAACAAAAACGGTGTGTCTTTTCCAATACTTAGCTCGTCAATCAATCTCATCACAGCTTCTAGAACTTTTATTCTTTTTTGTGCTTTGTAATTTTTCATTGTCATGTCTGATCGTAAGTCTTTATACTCAGCTGATGCTTTTAGAGTGGCAAGATCAGAGAATGTCAATTTTGCTAAATCATACATTATTTTATCCTTGAGCTTTTCAGAATTGTAACCTCTTGAATCACAAATCCCTTTTGCAATCTTTGCTATGTTGCTCAAATGAGAAGCTACATACTCATGTGATTTTAAATCGTCAATCGTTGTATCCTCTGGCATTTTTTCAGGTCTTATGTATTTTTCATCAACTTCTTTCATTTTCATCTCTTCTACAAGCACTTTTTCAAAGATCTTCCTGTTTGAAGCAACAACATCTTCTTTATCCTTATTGTGCAAAACACTGAAATATGATAAATTGATAGCTATCTCCATTGTTATATCAAGATCACTGACAAATGACTTTAGTCCTTCAAACTGATCATTAGATATGTCTTGATCATCTTCTATCGTAAGATCACCAACTGCTACATAATTTCGTATGGTCACTTTACAGGAGCTGAAGTATTTTATAAGTTTGTTTATTACATACACTAGCAGTCTACTTCTAGGTAATTTTGGAAATTTTGATAATGGTACCAAGGGATCTGATTCACGATCACAACAAGCTTTCATATACATATATCTAATATTTGATAAACTAGAAGAAGTCTGCTCTTTATTCTCCAAGTGGATCAATGTTGACAATAAAAATTCTTTCTTTAGTCTCAAATTTCCACTACAACCAATATTATCTATCTCTTTGAAGCAAGAATACATCGAAAATGCCTTTGTAAAAGAAACTACATGGGATGATAAATCAGAAGCCCTAGTAGAATTGAAACCATTTGTAAAACTATCTCCAAAGATCTTGAAACAAGCTGTGAATGGCAAGTCAATTTTTGAAACAATATTCTTACTATTGAGCAATATGGAATAAAAGATATGTTTTGTTGAGCCAGTATTATGTATCATTATAGGAAATCCAAACATTCTACTATAAGTGACCAAGAATTTTGTCCCAGGTGTGTAAGTATTTGAATTAATACTAATCTCCATGGCTAATGAACTAATGAAAAGTAAATATTGTCCAATCTTAGTCTTAGCAAACTCAATTAATGATTCCATGCCAACATGTTCTAAATCTTTGAAGTTCTTAATAAAAAATCTAAGGCGTTCTTGTAATATATCATCACCAACTATATCAAACAAGCTATCATCATTCAAATATCTCTCAATGTCCATTGTTGAGACTTGTAAAGAGAAACCATTAGTATCTTTCTTTTTCAAATTGGTTTTCTTATTGTACAGACCATACTCTTCAGATAGTAAGTCAATCTCTGATTGGTTTAAATTCATATCAACAAGCATTTGTAATTTACTAGCTTTAGCATGTTTTTCAAAAGATTCTTTTATATTATCCTCTATAACAACATCTTCTATGTCTGTTGTCTCTCTTATTTCTTGTAATATTTGTGTGTTTTTAATTTCATACCACATCTTTAACAATAGAGATTCAATTGGATCATCAACAAAACCAATTTCTAATCTATTGATAACACTTTGTATGTCATCTGGTCTATAATGAACACAAGGCAGCATAACCACTCTTTTATTATCAAGTCTCTTGCCTATGAACTTTTGCTTATGAATTTCAATTGTTTCTCTTGGTTTTTCAATCTTTTTCAATAAAGATTTAGCAGCAAGATTGACTAATTGCTTCACATATTTGGTCTCTTTGATTGGTGTGTCGCTACAATTTAACAACTCATTCTTTGATTCATATTTGAGATTATAATTGTCTATAAAGTTCTTTATATCTTTTTTCCTATAATCGAGTTCATCATCCATATAACCTGGTAAGAAGCCCAATTCTTTTGCTTTATCTTGTATCTCTGTCCCTAATCTATATAGGCTCACAAGTAATCGACATTGAGATAAATTCAAAGTCAAATTTGTATACACAGTAGAACGTGTCACAATCAAAATATAATATTTAAATCTTGAGAATCTGTTCAATAGTGGAAGTCTATATTTTCTCAGTTTAGAATCAAATGCTGATTTGTAATTGCCTGATGTAGTACCAACTTCTAAGATGATGTGTTCTTCTTTATCGTGCGAATATATAAGATGATCAGGAGAGAGATTATCAGCACCATCATCAAATGAATGATAATTTTTAAATGATATATCTTTCATAATTGGTCTAAATAATTGCAGTATCAAATCATGAGGTAAAGTAGTTAGCTGTTCATTGTTCAAAGTTTGGATGTTGAACTTTTCAGCACTAAAAGATGCTAATGTTTCTTTAAACAAGCTAGTAGCTAATAACTCATATTCTCCCTGATCATTAATTCTTATTTCTGGAATCTCAAACATAGAAGTCATAAAAATGTTTTCTTCTGTCATGATGGTGTTTTTCTGAAATAAAACAGGAGATAATACGTTATCAATAGTATTGAAATTGTATGGTGAAAAGAATTCACATAAATTGCCATTAATTGTTTCTTTTCTTTTGTATTTTGCTAGTTTATAATCATTT